CCTGATTTTTCTGACATTGTTTTCTTCCACTTTTCTTAGTCTCTTACTAATGTCATTTACTATTTGATATGGCTCTTCAAAAGCACCATAAGAACCATCTGAGTACATGAAAGGCCTGTAAACTCTAGCAGGCCTCTCAGTATACTCTTGCCTAGTCAGTGACTCTACGGATTTCTTTTTCGTCATATTCTCTTTGCTGATATACTTTGTAAATCCCTTTATCAAGCTTAATATCCCCATGTTCAGCCTTTCTTAAGACACCTTCTTTTTCTTTTACATGTCCTAAAACTACATTACTTTCTTCAATAACTTCAATAAACAAAGTTCCATCCTTATCAATGACTCTGGCTTTTTTATCACCAGCTTGTATATATTCATCTTCTGCGACCTTCTCTACAATCTTGTGCATATGACCGGTCTTTTCACCATAAGCTAGTACTTTAGGCTCATTAAAAACCTTAGCAAAATCCTTTGGCATTTCTTTAATAGTACCAGCTACTTTTTCAAGTAATACATCACCTTGTCTTAACAACTTTCCCATAATACTCTCCTTTTTCATTGAAACCATTCCTACATTACTATCAACCAAAAATCTAGCTACCCTAGTTGGTGTTATAGTTGAGTAGTTTATCCAACTAGTTGCATACTCAACCTGCCCATTGTATTCTCTTCTAGCCATTTACTTCTACTCCTTTTATTCTATGTAAATTAAAAATTGCTTGATTCTTAATTTCTAATTCTTCTTCTAACAACTTTATCTTGTATAACAGCTGTTTGATTATTTCTTTTTCGCTTAATTTCAGTTCTTCCATAATTCACCACTTCCTCTAAAAGTTTCTCATCTTCTATATAAAATATATCAGCTTCATCAAAGTAATTATCTTTTCTTCTCTTTCTTGTACACCCTTGAGTTAAGTTATTAATAAACTGACCTATTCTCATATTCTCAAAATCAGGTATTTCTTTTACAAGAGGAATCAGAAGCTTTAGCGTTTCACTTAATTTTCTTTTTGGTAAAGTCATACCTTCACATATACAGTATACCTACCTTAGGTTAAGAATTATTTAAGCTTATAAGGCCTTTGATCATCTGGTTTACTAGGCTTCTTAAGGTCATTCTCATTGAATCTAGACCAATTCTGGAATTCAAGGTCTTGTGGTGTAATTATTAAGTTTTTCTTTTTAGCTCTTTCTAGCCTCTTGTTAGTAGCCCTTTCAGACTTTTCATGTAAACTCTTCAGTCTATTAACTTGACCAGGGGTCATCTCCTCCATCTGCATTAGGTCTAAATATTCTCTTGATTCTGGTTTGCTTAGCCCTTCCCAACGAGCCATGTGTCTTTCTTCAGTCATATTGTAAATACCCCTTTGTTTTTCTTTCAAACTTATCTACGGAACAACTAATGATTCTACCAGTTTCAAACTGCTTACCACAAATACAAGTATACTCCTCAGCTGAGATTTTTAAATACCTTTCATCTCTACCAAAGAAAAAATCTGAGTAGTGCCCACATGAACAATCAGCCTGTACCTTTACCCATCTTTTTAAGCTATTGAACTCTGGAAAACTATTAGAAAACTCAACACTTTTTATGTCTTTCCTATTAGTTATAAACCTGGTGCTTCGGTAACTAGATATCATAACTTTATCCCATATTTCCTATTAGCGTATTGTATCAACTCTTGTAAAGTTTTGTAACGGCCTCTTTGGAACGCAAAAAATCCACCAACTCTAACTGCATAATAGTAAGTATAAATTATAGGAATATAATAAAGCCTTTGTAAAGTACTTAAACCTTTTATACTATTTAACATCTGCATTTTAAATTGATTATCTGACTCTCTCCTGTCATCCTCAGTCCCACCCCTGTCATAATTGAAGTCGTGTCTTCTACATGCGTGTTGCCATCTAAACTCTGGTACTATCTCATCCAAATTGACTAATCCAGGCCCACAACCGTTACCGTAAATGGCTCTTTGCTCTTTATTTAAGTCTTGATAAAAACTTAGCCTTCTCACTATTGCATACCAAATGTTCTGATTATACTTATAGCCGCACCTATCATAGAAGCATGGAATAAAATTCTTAGCAAATCATCTACTCCATAAACACCAATTAAATCTCCTAGTTTTCCTTGAAAAGTTTTATTGTTTTCAAATCTTTCATCTAAGCTTTTATCTATCTTAGAAGCCAAGTCTCTGAAAGTATCTTCAGTTACTGGTTCTTTACTAGTATCCCTACCTTTTGAATCTGCCCATATTATTGTCATGTTATCCTCCTTATATGATTTACAAAATTATCTTTTATTGGCATTAAGTCATCCCAACAAAAACCATCTTGTAAATCTCCTGCCCGATACCTTTCAAATGTTTCAAGTATAAACTTTTTAACTACTGGTATTAATTGAGTTGATATCTGATTCCTACAAGTCCAAGATAACTGTTCACGGTCTCCATTAAGTTCTAATAAACCCTCTCGTAACTGTTCATTATATTCTGTTGCAGTTAATGGGTAACCACGAACACATTGAGCGTTATTCATAATTATTGTTCTCAAATATTCCTCAAACTGCCCACTCATCTTCCAAACCTCACTTGTACTTTATGGTCATGTATCTCTGTAGTCATTTTTTCCAACGTCTTGTTAACCTCAACAAAACGATTATTTAGCTCATTTAAACCTATAATAAGCACTGTGATAATAAAAAGGTCTTTCATGAAAAGCTAACCTTTCTTCTACCACTAGGCCATATTACACCAAAACCACCTGTAGTACTAGCATCAATGTATTTCCTAGAACCCATTCCAGGGTACGTTTCTTTTCCAGTCCATTCTTGTCTTCGCTTTAGCGGTTCTCTTTTACTAGACCTAAGTGCTGACATCACTAACGCACCATGCTGCACTTGTAAAGTAGCTACTGTATTCATAAGTGTCTGCGCATCTATGTTTACAATCTCATCAATAATTAAATCGTCCGCCATGTTATTTTCCTTATTCTTATTTCTTGTTGATAATTTGCCATGTAGTTATATTCAATTGTATAGTATGCACACTTAGGCTCATATTCTCTCCTTAATATACCCATTCAAATCTTCCGTCCTCTCTCTTCTCTGGTGGTCTTTCTATTACAACCTGCATAAAACCATCTGGGTTAACATTTTCATGACAGTCATAACCATCTGGAAATATTATTGCAATAGATTGTTGTCCTCGTCTCCAATTTCTTTGTGGTATAAATCTTATAGCCATTTAACCTCCTATACTAAATCTTTTAACATTCTTCTCATCCTCTTGTGTTATTCTACAGTTTTCCATGATAATTAATTTGTTTACAGTTTTAATAAGCTCATCTATTTTATTTCCCAATATTAAATCTCTTTCACTATACCCTATTCCTGGATGAGTCTCATGTAAAAGCCTAATTATACTAATTGAATTACTTACCATTTCCTCTCCAAATTATTTTTAAATCTTACATTAATCCCTTTTCTCCAATATATTTTTGGCGGAATTGTTCAATAGCTTTTATTAAACTATTACCAGCCTGTGAATGTTTAACTTCTTCCATGTCAAGCAAAGTGTAATTAATAGCTCTTTCGACTTCGTCCAAAATCTCTTGAGCAGTTTCTTTCTTTGCTGTTTCTATTTTTAATTCTGTTTTATGTTTTATATGAACCGTTCCATAGTTATTAGGACGTTCTCCATAAGGCTCACTGAATGTAATATCTTCAATGACAGAGGAAGGATATTTAGAAAAGAACTGCTCAAAAATAGCATTTAAACTATCAGCAGTACTATAGGGGTAAAGCTGATATGTCGCCTTATAGTTCGTTTTTAATTCCTCAATCTTCTTTTTGTCTATCATATTTTATTCCTGGACCTGCTCGGTACTGCCCCGAAATCCAAACGAGGCCATGTAGGCTTTAGCGTTTGTCAAAACTTTTACAGCCACATTACTAGTATACCTATAAAAGATTAAGAAACTCTTAAGACAATGGTGTACATGACGTACATGGACAATATACTACTATGGTTAGCAACTGTTGCTACTACAGTATCTTACGTTAGTAAGATACTACTATAGTAGTATATCTAGCTAATACCCTCATTAATTGGTATTTAAAAAGGCTATATTAGCACCTGCTTACCCTAAATCCAGCTATCTAAAAACTGACATCAATGTCATAACTATATCTTAACTAAACCCTAGTATACTATTATTGTGAGATATTGTACAACAGTTCTTAATAGCATACCTATTAAGCTGGTAGTGGAAGCAAATAGCCACGCTGAAGCTAGAAAAAAAATAATTAGCTGGATTCTTAGTAACTTTAGTGAACCGTTGCAAAATGATGGTAGTTGGTCTGATATACCCTCTATATCAAATGGCGGGCTTAGACCCATGTCTAATAAGATACAAGGAGTTAGTTTTGGAAAATATTGAAACCGCTGAAGCATGTAAACATTGGCAGGAAGCTAGAGAAAAGGGTAAACCTATGCACCCTAGCCAGTTTGAAATCTGGGATATGTGTAAAACAAGACAATTGGATTGGGATTCATTCTCCTTAATCTGGAAGCCTTTAGAATCAACAAACCTCCCTCTTAGCCATGTTTTCCTTAGAGGAGCTTTAGCGTTCCCTCCAGAGCCCCCAAGAGGCCTCTCGTTGAATGTTTCACTAGTTAATAGACTTGCTTTAGCGCATGAAAAATACAGGTTGGATTATACTAAGACTAACAATGTTATATATTACCATATATGTGAAATCTTAATGAGGTTATTTTGGTACATAACAGATGTTGAACAACCATGCTCAGAACTTAGTAACAGGCCTACAATAGATGGCATTAAGAAAATGTTATATAACTTTCAAAACGAGTTATCTAATGAAGAAAAAACCTCATTTAGAGATATAATTAATAACATAGAAAAAGATGAGCGACAAAGAAAACAAGAAAAAGAAGATAATAAGAAGGTATCCTGTTCTAAGCCAAGAACAAAAAGAACTAAGCGGAAGGTATTGTGATAATCTTGAGGCCTTATGGTGTCTTGGTCAACTTATTGCATCTGAATGTAAATGGTGTAACTTGTTTCACACAGAGTTCGAAGCTATGTTTGTAAACGGTCAAAATTGTAGAGATATAAAAAATAAGCTAATAAGGCATATGCAAAAAGGAGGATTAATTGAATGAAAATTACTGAAACACAAATTAAGCAGTTGTCCAGTATCAATTTTAAGGTTACTGTTGACGATAAAAAAATAGAGTTTATTGACAAGTACCTAGAAGATAATAAAGTAGAGTTTTTAAAAGAAGCTATTGATTATGGTAGGATGGTAGCATGGAAAAGATTAGCAAGTCATTAAGATACCTTATCAATAAGTTAATGTTACATAAAAAAGGCCTATGTATTCTCTGTTATAGAAAAATGGTATTAGACGAAGTCAATGTATTATCTTGCTATAATTGCCATTTACATATTGAATCTAGTATCCACCACAGGCTACATTAATTTTTATTAATCTTTAACATTTACTTAACTAAAGTGTGGTATAGTTATGAGTGAGGTAAATAAATGGAAAAAACATACCAAATATTAGGATTAGAGAAAAGTTATGTTATGTTTGAGGTACGAGCTAACACTAAAAAACAAGCACTAGAGAACCTCCATAATGGAGAGTATGATGTTGTACAAGATTATGTACCAGGTTTTAGTGAAAACAACGAGACGGAGATAATTCGAGTTGAGGTGCTGAAATGAGAAATTATGAAGCATTAAAACAAGAACTAAGAAGACCAGAGATTAAAGATTATTTAGAATCTGTTACCCATCATAAAGTATTAACTCCAAATGAAACACTAGATTTGATTATAGCTTATCAATCTGGTATAAAAGAAGCCCTCGATACTTTAGTTAAACATAATATGAAGCTAGTTATAAGTGTTGCTAAAAATTATGTAGGGCGTGGTGTAGGCTTAGAAGATTTGTGCCAAGAAGGCGCTTTAGGTATAAAAACAGCAGTTGAAAAGTTTAATGTAAAAAAAGATATTCAATTTAGTACTTATGCTTACAATTGGATTAGAAAATTAATTGGTGTTGCAATAACTGAGCAATCTGGAACATACAAAGTACCCTTTGCTCATGCAGTATTAGCAAATAAGGCATTAACTATAAGAGGTGAATTAGAAAGCCTTGTATGTAGAGAAGTAACTGATGAGGAGATTGCGGCTTCTTTGCATGTTAATGTGGTTAAATTAAAATCTGCTATAAAGTCTGTGCAAGGTTCCATCTCTACAAATGAGAAAGTTGCTGGTACGGATGAAGATATAACAATAGAAGAAATGTTGAGTGACAACTGTAACCTAGAGGAGTCTGTAGATAATAGAGAATTATCAGATGACTTAGATACTATCTTACATAATTATTTAGAGCCTCATGAAATATATCTTATTAAGTACATGTTTGGTTACTATTGTGATAAACCTAAGTTTGATGAAATTGCTATAAAATTATGTATAACAGAAGAACGTGCTAGGCAGATGTTTACTAGAGCTAAAAAGAAACTAGATAATCCTGATATAAGAAAGATAATAGGTGATGTATTATGAGTATACATTGCCCAAATTGTTTAATGTATTCTAAAGATTTGGATATAATTACTGATGACATGTCTAGTGAATTGTGTGAATGTACGGAAGAGGAAATAAATTGGTCTTATGAGTTGAAAAGAAAACGTAATAGTGAAGCGCTAGAAAGGTATAAAAATGAAACAAATAACATTAATTCTTGAATGTTATTTTAAGTATGACCCGTTTATTAAAGAGGACTTGTTAGAAGCCCTTAGTAAATTAGGCTATGAGATTAGTAGTTGTAAAGTAAATGAGTTAAAGGAGTAAACTAATGAAAACAAGTTGGAATATGACAAGCAAAGAATGTAAGTTGGATAATGCCATTTTAAAGTTACAATCTGCAATAGATGATAATCAAATATCAAAAAATGAGTTATGTCAATGGTGGAATACAAAGGGAATAAATGAGATTTCAAAGCAAACTAAGGAGTTTTTAAAATTGATAAAACAAGGAGAATGATTGAAATGGATACAAATTGTAAAGTTTGCAAAGCACTTAGATATTATACAAATGAGTTGATAGCTAAGCATCATATATTAAACTGTGTTAGAATAAGTGGTATAGAGGAAGCTAGAAAGCACCTTGTAACCCTACATTTGGCTAATATAATTGAAGCTACAGAAGCAGTTAAAAAGAGTTTTTATAAATACGGTAAATACAAAGTGAGGGTAATAAATGAAGAAATTAATCAATTTCTTAAAGAGTCTGTTTAACTTAAAAAAAGATTTTCCTTTAACCCATGTACAGGAATCTGAGGAAATAAGATTAACCTATGAATTACATATTAAAGCTATTGATACATTACTACAAACAAAACCAGATATATTACTATATGATGTGCTAGATGTTTCTATTGACTCTCACTTGGAAACTGGTATAATCTTAAAGAGAATACTTCATACATTATCAGATACACACAAAGCTAAGAATGTTATCCAGTATAAGACAATAGAATGGATTATTGAGGACATGTTAGAAGCTTATAGCCATAACCCTTCTATAAAAGTAAGAGAATATCAAGAAGCATTCATGAAGGCGTATTGTAAAAAATATGTATTATTATAACATTATTAAGCACCTTGTAGTATTAGCTTTTTTGACACAAATATGCACCTTGTCTTGTATAGATTTTTGTATTAATTGGTGTAGTAATGATTATTACCAGCAAGCTTGTGTTAGAGATTGTTATATTAAATGTATTGTTAGAGAATAAACTTAATATTTTCTTAGTGTTTCTTTAACTACAATATGGTATAACTATATTGAAAGGTTATTATGTCACTTAAAGAAATTAAGCAATATACTAAAAATAGAATGTTAGCAATTAAGCTAGCTGAAGAACTAGAAAGGCTAACTAGTAAGCCTTTAAATGGTGAGAAATACTATTCTATTGAAGATAGCTTTAAAGAACTACTAGATAAGCATGGATATAGCAATAAGAAATATAACTTATAAGATAGAGGTTAAAAAATGAACGATACAAAATGGTTATGTTTAACACTAATTGGAATAATACTTCTAATAGGCTATATGTTTGTAATAATAGACCATACAATGACATTAGAAGCTGATTATGAACATCATAAACTAGAAGTAATAAAAGAACTATCCAAAAATAACCAAGTGATAATAATCAAATAGCTTTAACATTGTCTTAACAGATGTGTGTTATAATGATTAGAAGGTAATAAAAATATGTTAGGTACAGTAATACAAAAATCAGTAACCTTAAATCAAAATGACAATCCATTAGTAGTAATATCATATAAAAGAGAAAGAGGAAATACTTATATAACTATACAATCAGATATACTACCTGTATGGTATGAGCAAATACCTTTAGGTACGACATCAGTAACGGGCTCAGATGATAGATTTTATACACCTACTAGAGCCATTGAAAACCTATATAAAGATATGGATGTAAGATTTGTACATAACATTAAAACCTTAATGCTAGATGATATTGATTATAATGTACTACCTCTATTTTCAAGTAAGTTAAAAGAAGGCTTTACTTTTATAGTTAAAACACCAATAGCTTATGATAAATTAAAAATATGTGTAAATATGTTATTAGAAGTATCTAGACGTATATTTGTAACGTTCATTAGTGATAAGCAAGGTAAAAGAGTTCTAATGTTAGATAAAGCTGGCGATACTAATGAGTAAGCTAAATCATATAACATCAACAAACATATTTTCTTATAGTTTACTTAAACTTAAATACATTAAAGCTATTGGTTTAGAAATAGAAGGACAATGGCTTATAAGAAATAGGGGACAAATATCTAGATTTTGTTATGATGGCTCAGTACATTTTAATAACAGTGGCCGTATCAATGATGATGATTATATTTACAATGATGGTAATGATTGCGGTTGTGGTGATCTTGGTTGTGAAATATGCTATACTTATGATGGTACAGTAGAAGAAGCAGGCCTAATAGGTGAAACACGTTCTAATCCCATAACTAAAGTACAGGACTTGATAGTATACGTAAATGACAATTACCCTGATAAAACTAACTCTACTTGTGGCTTACATATACACATTAGCCTAAAACAAAAAAACTATTATTCTTTACTTATGTCAAGTAAGTTTAATACTTATTTTAAAAAAATGATAGTAGAATATGCTGATAAAAATATAACTAACAAACATTTTTGGAATAGGTTAGAAGGTTCAAATACATTTTGTACTGATGTATTTAGGCCACAAATACAAACTAATGATGCTGGTAAAGGTAGTACAAGGTATTCTCAATTAAACTATTGTTACAGTTTACATGGTACTTTAGAATGTAGATTATTTCCAGCTTTTAAGTATAAAGATACTGCTATTAATGCCATAATGGCCTACTTGAGTATAGTTGAGAGTTATATCCATACTAACAAACATGAGCTAGTTAAAACTGAAAGATTTGTAATAAATGTAGGTGAGATTATGCCAGATAATGAAATAGAGGATAACGAGGTAATAAAAGTATGTGTGTAATATTAGTTTGTAAAGATAAAAAACCAAGTAACATTATATTAAAAAAAGCTCAGAGGCAGAATAATGATGGTATCGGTATAGGCTACTATGAGAATAACCAATTAATAATTAAAAAAGGATTAAAATTAAAACAATTAAGAAAGTTAGTAAGTAGTATTAATTTACCGTTTACAATACATTTTAGGTTTACTACTTCAGGGGTTACTTGTAAAGAATTAATACATCCATTTTTAATAGATAGTACATCACCTATAGTCTTAAGTGGTAAAGTCTCTAATGATGTTTTATTTCACAATGGCCACTTATCAGATTGCGGTACTTTACTAGAGCAAGCCTATAATGAGAATAGACTTAGTACCTCTGATATATTAGAACTAAATAAAGCTCCTATATCCGATAGTAGGATTATGGCAGTACTGAAGTCAATTAAACAGGATGATGAGTTTATTAGAGATATTGGCTATCAAAAGGTTATAGTAATGAGATATAATAAAGTAGAGATAAATGGATATGGTAATTTTATACAAGATAACGGTATATATTATTCTAATCAGTCATTTTTAACAAAGTATACAAACTATCACGACTATGGTAATTTAAGTACTTACACAAATACTTATAATTATAAATACGATAAATGGTTAGATTATGATGATTATGATTATAAAAATGATGGTATATATGATAAGGAAATAGATAAGTGGTCTAAATATTTAAAAAGAGAATTACTACCTGATGAACTAGATGATATATGGCAGTATGGTTATCCTACTAGTATTCCTAAAGCTGAGTATATGATGTTATGAATGAATTAATAATACTATTAGGGGTAATGATGTTATTTTATGTTAGGCTATGGAGTGATTAACCTTGTCTTAATAATAATGAGGTATACTAAAGATATGATAGAATTACCGACAAACAATGAAGCACTAATTTACTACTTATGGTTAATTCGTGGTAAGTGCGATAGTTATGATAGGTTATCACGTTATATAGATAAGTTATTAAAACAAAATGAAACAACAGAGTTAAATGACTTACAAACATTGGAGATATTAAAAGAAGTACAGCGATTAGAGGAAATATAATATATTCTTAACTAAGGTATGATAAGCTAACTACATGAATAATAAAAATGATATGTTTGTAGTACACGATAAGAGCTTTAATAAAATAGCTACGTTTAACCACATATCGGACGCTAAATCCTTTAAAGAATTACATATTACTAGAGAATTATATATAAGAACATGGTTTGATTATAATATTAAAACTAAAGGTACAATAAGGTAACAAGCCAGATAAAATAACAAAGCAAGCTGGTAAATGATGGCCCTAGATTTAACAAAGTCTAGGGTTATTATTTTTGGTGTATGGGTATAATACTGGTATGACTAAGCAATATATAAAAAGACTAATAGATATACTAATCTTAATTGAAGCATTACAAATAGACACCGTTTACAGGCTCTACATTGAACGATTTATAGATAGCCATACATAGATAACTATTGATTTATTGGTTCAAATAAGATATATACGCTAAAGCCTAAACGCTAAAGCCTACTATACCCCTAATTATTAAGATTTAGAGGCCTCTAGCAAGGCCTACAATGAATGTTCTAGCTTGAGCGTGTATGTTATGACCTATGTTTTATTGCTGATAAATTACAAAAAGAGAATAGCTTTAGCGAGTTGTTAAACTGACTTAAGAATCGGTTAACGCTAAAGCAAGGCTGGGGCTTGAGCGGTATTACTAGCTTTAGCGGATAGTCTCCATACCATGTGCCACCCAGACGGAGCGCTGGGTTTATAAGAACTATGTGTGACCACATATGTGTGTAAGAAGGGATATATGAAAAAGTGTAGTACTATTAAAAATTTTTTATATATGCTAAAGCCTATTATTTATATACCTTTCACTGCTGTTTGGCGAAATGTTGTAATATAATAAATACTATGTTTAATATCATTATAAGACTATGGTACAAATTCGTAGATTTTATCAAAGAGGAGTAATATGAAGAAATTATTAATTGGTATATTAGCTTTAACGATTTTAAGTTCAGGGTGCAAAACTACAAGCAATTTACCAAGTTATGATAATCCACTTCCCGAAGATCAGATTATAGTAGGATTTTTTAATTCAGCTAAAGTATATAAAAATTCTAAAGCAGGTATTGTATATATTTCTACTACCAGAATGTCTGAAGAAGGGCTATTGTCTATATTTGGATCAGGATTTGTAATTAAGGTAGTAGACGGTAAACCACAGATAATTACAGCTGCTCATATAGTATCTAGTAATTCTTCGATTACAGTGGAATTTATAAATGGTGTCAGATATACAGCTAAATTAATTACACTAGATGAAGGAAGAGATCTGGCCTTGCTAGAAATTACGGATAAGCAAGATTTAAATTCTCCAGAACCGGAGTATAAAATACTTGCTTTAGCGAATTTAGAAAAGGTAAAAATAGGTGAACAGGTTATATTAATTGGGCATCCATTGGGTTTAAAATATTCAATTACTAGCGGGGTAATTTCCGCATTGAGGAAGGAAATAATAGGTCCAGGATTTGTAATATATAATGCCATTCAAACAGATACTGATATAATAGGTGGAAATTCTGGAGGCCCATTACTATTATCCAATGGCAAAGTAATAGGTATAGTAAACTTTGGTAGAGGAGTGGCAAAAGGAGGATATTTGGGATTCTGCACTTCATCATATGACATACAAAGATTTATAGACAATCTTCCAGGTCAAGTTAATCCTAATATTTTGTATGTCGAATAAAGATGTAGTTTCATTTGATTTTGATTTATCTAAGGCTGATAAAATAGTTCATCCGGATGGATCACTAACATTTAATTTAAAAAAGGTTACTAATGACAAAATTAAACCAGACAGAGAAGGACAAGATAACAAAGATTAAAGAATGGATACAGCAACCTATTTATTTCTTTAAAGATTGTATTTTAACTGTAGATGAAGCTAGAGGAAATTTAGGATTTCCAGCAATAAGGCCTATGCCTATTTCAGAGGAATACATACAATTAACTGTTCAACTTATAGTAGATAATAGGGTATTGATAATCAATAAATCTAGAAGAATGATGGCAACATGGATTGTATGTGCCTTTGCTTTATGGAAGTTATTGTTCTTTCCAAATGTAGGTATATATGTAGTCTCTAGAAAATCTGAAGAAGCCAATGATTTATTAAATGAAAGAGTTTGGTTTATGTACGAAAATATTCCAGAAGAATATAAAACTTTTTTACCAAAGTTAACTAAGAAATTTAATATTATAGAATGTGAAGAGATGGGTGGTTTCATAAAAGGTGTAGCATCTGGACCAGATCAGATAAGAGGAAAAACTGCTTCTCTTGTAATATGGGATGAGACTTCTTCCACTGACTACATATTAGATACATGGAAATCACTAGGATTTACTATAAAAGGTGGAGGTCAAGTTGTTGTTTTAAGTACTCCTAGGCTCAATGATTTCATGGTTATGTGGGAAGGTCTGAGAACTGCGCTTAGAAAGTAATTCCTTTTTAATAGATTGCATTTCTTTTCTATAGCAACGTGAACATAGACCTCTAGATACGTATTTGAATTGACATTTTAGGCATTTCAGACACTTATCATATTGGTTAGACCATATTTTTGTCACTGCTTTAGCGTAAAATTCACCTTTATCGCCAATAAATCTAATAATTACTCCAGTATTGTAGTTTATAACTTGAAACATCCACATTTCAAATTGATTTTTATTGCCTCTAACTCGTAATACTCTCTCTTCTGGTAATAAATCCCTTCCTAGTATATTCTGAACTAGGAACCTTTGTTTTGGTATCCAACATTGCCTCCACAATCTACCTTTTTTCACTTTTATATACACCAATCCACGAGGATTAGTATATTCACTGCCGATTAGATTGCCGGTTCGTCCCATATAAACCTTTCACTTTTCTATTATATTAACATTTTGATACATATACTATTAGTGTATGCCTCTATTAGCAGGAAAGTCTAAAAAGACAATGCAAAAGAACCGAAAGGAACTTTTTTCTTCAGCTAAAAGTACAGGAAAAATAGGTAATATAAGTTTATCTAAATATTCTAAGGCAAAAAGAGCTAAAATAGTAGAAGCGGTAGTCCGCTCTAAATCAAGGAGAAGTTACTAATGTTTATATTAAATGTAAGAATCGGAGAACACAGAAAATCTATAACTGGTGGAACATCTACTGCTAGAGAAGATATGCTTTGTGCACAAGGTAATGAAAAGTTACTAATGAGCTTTCCTGCAGCAGATTTGTCAGAGGGTCCAATTCTATCAACACCGTCAGCTGTAGTAGTTCCATTACAAAATAACTACACAATAACAAAAGCAGTTTACAGAGAAACCACAGCTGTATCAACAGCTTCAGGTGGATCGTCTTTAGTATTGTCAGTTTGGAATGAAGGCACATCAACAGGTGGTGCAGCAAGTACGACAGTTACTACAGAAATAAATACTGTAAATGGTAATGGTATAGCCAATACTTCAGATTTAAATATAAATTTTTTAGATGTTGGTGCAGGTGCATATATAACAGCTTCTATCACAGATAGTCTTGACACTGGAGTAATTTCTATGTCAATTTATTGTGCAGAAAGAAGTGCATCATAGTCTAATATAATAGATATAGGAGAATTTAATGGCCGCAACAACTAATAAACTAGCACCAACTAAGGTTAATGTAATAGGATTAATTGGAGGAGATGATACTGCAGGTCTTAATGCAGCTAAGGCTTCTCCAGATCACATCATATTACAATGCCAAATTGCTACAGCAGATGGTACAGTAGAAGCTGTAAAAGTACATGTAAGTAATGCACTAACAGCTACAGGTAGAGTTGATGATACATTAACTCTAACATAAGGAGTTAATAATGTCCGATAGAACTACCGTACTGAAAGAGTTTTCAGCTCAAGCTACAACCTTTATAGGTGAAGCAATTTCAATGGAAGGTAGAAGAAATCCTATTTTCTCACAGGAAATTACAGCTGTATCAGCAGGTGCTGGAAATCATGTAGTAGAAATACAAACTACTAATGTTGATAGTACTTTACATGCAATTGCAGCTTATTGGGAAAGAATACATGTTTTTGCAGCTATTAACAATGCTGTAGTACCACCTACTTATATCTCTGAGTCTACATTGAATAATGGTGAATCTATATCAGGTGCTATTAGAACAATACCAGGTAGATTTATTAGAATTGTTTCTACATTAACTGGAACATTTAACTTTACTGGAAAAGTAAGAATGGCATATGATGTAGCAGTAACAGAATAGGAGGTTGGATGCCAATAAATTTAATAATAAGTGGAGAAGAGGGTACTCAAGAATCTTATGAATTTGACAGGTTATTTTCCCCACTAGAAAGAATATCCGGTTTAAAAAATAGAATAAGGGATCCTAGAAAGTTTTCAGGAACAGATTCCCTTGATTTAGAATCTGATATTTTGAAAAATGAAATGGAAAAAGATTTTGATTTAATACCTAGCCATAAATTATTTGCATTATTAGATATGATTGAATCAACTCTTCAAAAAAGAAAGAAAGATTTTCAACAATAATGGCAAAGGTTGTTAAATACAAAGATAAGAAATTAGAAGCTTTAGTTGCAAGAGAGCAAAATCAAGTTGGCCATGAGATAATTTTAAAAGTTTTAAAAAAATATAAAGATAATACTAAGGATAATTGGGAAGATATTACTAAAGAAGTGGCAGAGCAATTGCATACAGGAGTAGATTATGCAGGTAGGTTAGTAGATTTAGCCATGTGTTATGCAATAGTAGATAGTGATAAAAATGCCACAGATTCTTTAAGAGCAGATGTGCTAAATCACCTTATTAAAGGTATGTATGAATCATACGAAGCCGGTGATAGATATTCTCATAGAGAGTATGCACGTATGTTAGGACAAATTGCAAGTATGTTGCCTACAAAGGATTCTGCAGCTTTGATTGGAATGTTTCAAAAAGGTGATGCAAAAGGTATAATAGCATCTACTAATGCTGGAGATTTAATTAAAGCTATAAGACAAGCTATGGATACTGATAAGCTACCTATGGTGATTAAGGATGAAACTAATGGTTAGACAATCTATATTAGATATAAAAGATATGGCATATGCTTTCAGAAATATAATTGAAGATGTTAGATTTCTAGTATTGGGTAAGAAATTAAAATTTGTAGAAGGTGTAAATTCTTCTTTTGGAGTTTCCACATTATCAGCTGGAACTGTTACTGTAACTACTACAGCTGTAAATACAAATAGTAGAGTATTTTTAACTGAGCAGCCTGGTGGTTCCGCATTTGGCTTTTTACGAATTTCAACTATTACTAATGGGGTTTCATTTGTTATTACAAGTTCTAATGCAGGTGCTGATGGTAATGTTGCCTGGATTATTATAGATAAGGTATAGGAGGAAGTGTGCCTGATCCATTTATAAGAAGACTAAGAGATCCGAATATTTCTTTTGAAGAGAAGGATGAATTACGTAGAAAATTAGCTCAAAAGTACGCCATACAAACAGGTCGCCCTATAGAAGCGTCAATTTCAGAATTCAGAAATAAGTTATTTGAACCAGAACTCTTTGAACCAAAAAAATTTAAACCCAAGTTGTTGACAGGTCCTAGTAGAGAACTTGAAAGATTACGAAAGAAAACTAGTAAAAATTTAATGTCCCCTAAAGAAATGTTAGAATTACTAGATGAGAGTACTTAATGAGAAAAGACCCACCGAAAACGAAAATAATAGAAGGAATGTATTTACACAAGAATTCTGATGGGTATTCATGTTTAACTTTAAATTATAGAGCACAAACAGAAGAAAGTATAGATTTGAATGTTGTTAATGAAGAAAGACGTAGACAAAAGCTACATCCTATAGCTTCCGTACCACAATATTTTGATTGGCTTGCTGAAACAATGGGAGGAAAAGATAATCCTATATGGCAAGAAGAAATGGAGAATAATCCTTATGCTTCTACTCAAAAACTTGCTGCTTACTTTAATTTCGATCCTGATTTCCATACTAAACATTATCCTGGTTATATTGTTGGTTCTACTGTGTATATCTCTATTGATTTTGGTTTTCATCATCCATGTGCTATTATTGCTCAAGCAGAGGATAAACAAGGTCACACATTCCTCCATCTCCATCATACGGTAAGAGGAAGGGATCAAGATTTAGATGTCTTCTTAGATGCAGTATACCAGTATACACAAAGGACATTTCCACATTCAAAAATTAAATGGGCAATGACTCAAGAAGGATTACAAGCAGGTGGTTCTGGTATTACAAAAGCTGGAATGGCTAGTCCATTTGAATTAATGAGATCAAAAGGATTTGTACCTTTTTATAAGTATCATCATATCGGTGATGGCGTTGATTTAATAAACAGGATATTAGGAAGATCAGTAATTAAGGGTCTGCCATTGACAACTATCAATCCAGATGATAGAGATTTGTTAGAAATGTTTGGTGGTGGTTATCGAAGAAGAGAGGTGACGATAGACGGTCAACCAGTGATAACATCAGGTTTTATTAAAGATAATTGGAATGATCACGTATCTGATGCAGTTAGACCTTTATATATGTTTTTCTATAAATTTGACGGTATTAATGAGAAAAGGGTTAAAGGACGAAAGGGAGGCGTTCACATACCAATGTAACATATAATATAAGATAGTATGAAGAATTTAGATATATTAGAAATAGAAAAAAATAATCCTGAATCTATTGATGAATTTAAGAAGTTTCTTTTGCATTTAAAAACAACTTCTTTTATGGAAAAAGCACAATTGCATAGAGATTGGGAAAAAGCAGAAGCTGCTGTGCTTCAGAGATTTATTAATTTAAGTAAATTAGCAACAACTTCTGGTAATGCCGGAAGTATTGAAACAGATATAACAAGTCCAGTTAATGTAGATCAGATAATAGCAGAGTCTACTGATACTACAGATGTTGAAATGAAGTTTTACTTACCTTTATCTTCTAGACAAGCTCAAGGCTGGACAGGCCATTTAAGACGTTCTACAATACCTAGAAATCGAGAATTCTTTAGTGTTAAGTTTGATTGGCATGAAAAATTATCAGCTAACTACCCAGAATTAGTCCCAGTACTAGAAGCCTCTTGGAAAGATTATCTAATGGCTACTTACAACAGGATAAAAGCTCCAAGTAAGATAACAAAAGCCCAATTACAATCTGTTATATTTGGTAACACATGTATGTATTTAGAGTATTCAGAAGATTTAGGCTTAGTTGATGCCCATGTTATAAATGTTAGGGATATGGCTATCCACTCAGCGAAAGAGGATATTAATAGGTCTAAATTGATGATTAATTATCAAGTACCTATAACTGATCTTTTAGACAATCCTAGTCTAGATAAGGAGATTACAGATGAACTAAAAATGTCTATGGATTTGGCTTCAACAGGAATCTCATACCATTCACAGGAAACTACTTATTTAGAAAATACTGAAATAGCTGATTATGGTATGATCAATTTAAGTACATTATTTATACCTTATTGGGTATCAAGGGAGAATCCGAAATTACATTTTAAAAATATTTTAGTTACTATTGCAGAAGGTCAAAGTGAGGATAAAGATAAAATATGCACAATATTAAGAGCTATAGAGTTGGATTCAAGAGAACAAAATCCAATATTATTTGCAACCTTTGGACCAACACCAGCTGGAACCGTTTATTACCAATCAAAGATATTACAAAATTTACCATATCAGGCTATGGCAAACTTAGCTACATCAACAGCTATGCAGGCACTATTAGTAGCTACTTTCCCACCATTAAAAGTAATTGATGATGGTACAATGACAGCTGATAGCTTTAACTGGTATCCAAGGGCGATCTGGTCTATTAGAACAAAAGATGATGTAGAGCAGATGGATATTAAATCTGATCTAAATGCTTATATAGCATTAATGGGCTTTATTGAGCAGCAAGTACAAAAGGGTAGTGGTATAACAGAAATAAATCTTGGTCAAAGAACTTCTACAGTTAGAAAAACATTGGGTGAAGTAGAACAAGAGAAACAAGCTGGAGATGTTCCTATTGATTATATAATTGAACATCAAAATGATAATTTAATGCAACCTTTTGTTTTTAAACATACACTGTTATCACAAACTTATATTGAAGCAGAAGTAGAGAATTTACTATTTGATATGGGTGAAGAAGAGAAGAAAAATGGAACTAAGATGGATGAATTAAAGAAGTGGCAATATATTAGAGCTAATTCAAGGATGTTTAGAAACTTTTTAATATATTCAAAAATTGAAGAGAAGATTGATAATAAGATGAAGGACTTATACCGAATAGATCCAGAAAAAGCTACGGAATTACAAAGTATACTTAACCCAGCTTTTATATACTCATTAATAATAACTAAATTCACTGAGTCTAATATCATAATTGAAGGTAATACAGCAGAAGCTACTAAAAGGGAATTAAAAGAAGATTTATTAGAATTATTACAATTAGCTCCTACTCTAATGCTTGAACAAAGAACTGGTAAACCTATGGATGGTAACGAGATACTAAGATTACTAGATAAGGTGTACAATTTACCAATAAGTAAGTTATTTAAATCTATGCCTCAAATTTTACAAGAAAATCCAGCGGCTGTAATAGCTGCTGCAGGAGGCCAAGCCGTTGCACCTAATACCCAACTTCCACAAGCAGCGGCACAACCTCCACAAGTTTAATATAATAATATATATGGAAGCACAAGAAGCAATAGATTTTCTAACTAACATAGGAGATTCACAATTCCAACAAGCTGCTACTGACAGAGCTATAGCTGCTAAGAAAAGGCAAATAGCTCAAAAAGCTTTAAAAGCTGACTACGAGGAAAAGAAACGAGCTATATTACAGAGACTTATAACTCAACCAGATTTTAAATGGTTTCTAGAAAATGAGATTCTGCCTTTTACAATACCTGCTCCTTTGTTTACAGCTGATTTAGATGGTAGAGCAAAATATGATGTAGTAAGAGCTGATATTTATAGAAACTTGTTCAGTGATATAATGGATAATGTGAGGAGAGAGTGATATGGCAAATGAAGAAAAAAATGAACCTAAGTACGTTCCTATTGAGGACGTGCATGCAGTTCTAAAATCATTAGAAAATAAAATAGATGCTAGGTTAGGAGAAAAAGAAGACTCTCCTGAATTAAAAGCAGAAAAGGAAAAATTGAGAGTCCCTTCTGTTAAAGATTTAGAAAAATTTGGTGATGAACTTTTAGAGAAAGCTGATAAAAGACAATCTGAAAAAGAGCATATCGAATCGGCCAGGGATCGTGGTAAACAAGAATTTAATTCACTTACTGATTATAATAAGAAATTAGCTGAAAAGAATGAAGTTGAGTGGAATGAAGGGGTAGATACAGTATTCAATGCTTTAGCTACTCAATACGCAGAAATGCAAGCTCTCAGAGTACAAGCTGATAAAAGAACTGAATTCACTGATTCTGATTGGGAGGCCATTCATAAGAATGTTAATAATGTAATGAAAAATGTATTTAAATTCGAAGATCCTGAAGAAGCTGAAGAAGCATTGGAAGAAGCTATGGAAGAGACTGAAGAAGAGATTGAGAAGTTACAGAAGAAAGCTTCAGTTGTTCCTAAGAAAGTCAAATCTCCATCATTTATTAATGAGCAAGTTGCAGTAGGTCTTAAGCAATCTGAAGTAGATACTTTGTTAAAAAGACTTGAAAAAGGTGATATTGACGGTGATGAGGCTTTGTTAATTAAGACTCAATTGATCTCTAAGATGGACAGAGAAACTAGAAAAAGAGTTTTGGGGCATAAGTAAACTGAAAGTTTTATATTATCTACACTAAATAGTCTTGTTTATAAGAGTATAATTAGTCATAGATTTCACAAATAGGAGGAAATCATATGGCAAATATTTTAACACAAGATAGGTTAAGTTCCCTTATATCTGGTTTAGATAGTAAGGTAAATACGACAGGCTCGTATGCTACACCTGCTCTTAGAGAATTTAGAGAAGATGCTCGTATACTTGCTTCTAAAGAAGTATGGCTTAAACAAAATCTAACTACAATGACAGATCAGTTGAATGGTGCTATTGTCACCACACCAGCTGCTGATACAGTAGAAACTATTACAGTTGATGGTGGAGTTGGTGGGGCTGCAGTTCTTTATTTCTCAGGTTACACAGACATCTTAATAGACGCAGAGTTTATGAGAGTTTTAAATGTACTTAGTTCAACATCACTTAGTATAGCAAGGGGAAAAAGAGGATCTTCAACTGCATCACATTTGGATAATTCAAAAATCTTTATATTCCCAACTAATGCAAATGGTGCTGCAAAACTAGGACGTGATGATTCACAACTAGCATCTAGACAGTCAAACTTTATAGAAAACTATCAGTTTGAAATACCAATAGCTAATTTACTTTCACAAGGAAGACAACCTTCTTTTTCAACAGTAAATGAAGCTTCTTTCAAGCATCAACTTAGTTTACTAGCTAAAGCCTCAAGAAGAATTCTAGAAGCTTCTTGGTTCTATGGAAGAAGGAATGAAGAAGGTGGAGCTGCTCAAACAGGTCAATCTTTAACATTTACTGCTGCTGGTGGGAAAACTCACACAGGCGGTACAAGTTTCTTCATAGGCCAAGATTCTGGATTATCTACTCCATCAGCAGGTGCACCGATATCTGAATTGTTATTACAATCAGACATGAGGACACTTAGAGATAGAGGAGCTTTCAGTGATTTAGATGATCAAGCTTTTAATGAAGGTCAATGTTTACTTTTCTGTTCGTTAACTCAAGCAGATAAGATTAACCAAATTGTATATCCTTACAGAGTCCAAATGGACCTTAAGGCTAAAGAATTTGGAAGCAACATTGATGTTTTCAATGTCAGTGGTATCAAACTCAGAATAATGCCTTCTCAAGGTGTTCAAGATGATGACATCTTTTACATACCTTCAAACAAAGGCACATATAAACTAAGAGTACAAAGATTCGTTGAACCACAAGAAGAAAACGTCTCAGGTGATCAAACTACTGCAATTTATGCTACTACATGGTTAAATAAAATCGGTAATGGCTTTATTTGTGGTGAAAGAACTGGTTTAGCTACTTCATAGTAGTTGACTTAATATAATAAGTAATATGAGGAGTTTAATACAACTTTTAATAGAGTTCATTATAACTCCTTTTTTACTTAATAGAAGGAGATGCTATGTTTATATTAATGCCATTTGTCACAGAAAAGGGCGGTCTTAAATTTTCACCAGGCCCTGACGGTAAACCAATAGAATTGGCTGAGGGTTATTTATTTAATTACGACCCTGCTAACCCAATAACTCCTAGAGTTTTATATAAAGGTTCTTATAGTGCAGCTAGAAAAGAATTTCAAAGTGATCAAGTTCTTTGGAGAATAAAGATTGATGAATTTACTGATAAAACTTGGGATTGGTTTTTAACTACCTATCTTAGAATACCAGAAATACTATACATTGAGTCTGGTGAAGATATTTATTTAACCAACCCTGCTCTAACTTTACAATGGGTATTACCTGATAAAGTATTACAACATCTATTAGATACTAATAAGATAAAGAATCCAGATTTAAGAAAGATGGCACAAGATAGGATTTCTAAATCTGAATCTATTAATCCTACAGAAACTGTTTCTAAATCAGACCAAAAGAGATTGGATACTTTAACAGAAGAAAATGAAGCTTTAAGAGCAGCACTTCTAGCTAAAGCAGATCCAAAAAGAGTTATAAAGAAGAAAGTGAGTAAATAATTGTCAGTAAATGCACTAGATGTAGTTAATGAGATATTAACCCAAGCAGGTTATTCAGTTACATCTAATGCCTTAGTAGGTACAGATGATACTCATGGAAATAAGGTGTACAGGTCTTTGCAAAGAGGAGTAGAAGCTATAACTATAGCATCAAGAAATTATGGTTTTAATGAACCACTTGTAACTTTAGGTATAGTTTTAAATGATGAAGTTTTAACTTTGCCAACTTCTATAAATCCACATTACATACAAATGGTAATGCTTACTAAAGGTACTACTATAATTAGAAAAGTATTAGCTAGGACTACTTTTGAAAAGTTTACTAGAGATATTCTACCTAATGTAAATCCTACATCTACAGGAGAACCTGCCAGATGGTATATATTAGATAATGGATTGAGAATACATCCAATATCTGATGGTACTTATACTTTAACTTTTTATGCACAAGGTATGCCTCAAAGATGGAATGCTATAGATTCTACTAGCACTACTCTTAATATAGATGACACTATGAGAGAATTGCTTATAATGTGTGGTTTATGGAGATTCTTAAAGATGATTAATGATCCTGATTGGAAAGAATTTTATTTCATGGCAGAAGATCCTAGAAATAAACAATCTATGCTAAGACAAGTAATGATTAGTAATAAATTATCTGAGAATCAAGCTCTAAGAAGAATTAAAATCAGTGGACAATCTCATTTAGATTTCCATTTATAAGGAGTTTGAATGGCTCTACAAGTTTTCAAATTAGCAAAAGTAGACGGTGGACTTAATACTAGAGTAGGAGAAGAAGCTCTTCAGTTTAATGAGACGCCATTTAATCAAAATTGGGAATTGACTTTAGGTGGTGGTTTACAAAAAGCTAGAGGTTTTGAAGAAATTGTAAAATTACCTTTTCCTATACAAGGCCTATTACCTTATAGAGAAAGTGGTACTTGTAGAACAAGAATGTTAGCTTATGCTTTTTCAAAGATATTTGAAGTAGATATCCCAGGTAAAGCTTTTTTTGATGTACCAGTAACTAGTGCAACTTCTCCTTTAATACAAAGTGATGGAGATCCTAGTATAATACAGTTTGGGAGTGAGGCTATAATACTAGATGGGGAAAATATACCAACTCATTTTAATGGAACTGTTTTAAAAAGTCTACCAGAATGGCCACCTGTATATACAACAACTAATAGTACACAATTGAAAGATATACATGCTCAAGCCTCAAACCCTGCAGTAGCAGATATAGGTAATCCTAAATTTGGTGCTGTATATCAAGAGAGAGCAGTTTTAGCAGGGGATTCTAAAAATCCTAGAAGATTATATTTTTCACAAGCTCAGAATATACAAGCTTGGCAAGACAATGCTGGTGTAGATGTTCCCATAGATATTCCATTCTTTTTAGATTTACAAGGAACCACTTGTGACATTACTGCTTTAGCGACCACTTCAGATGCTTTATTAATATTTACATCAAATGAAACTTTTAGAATGACAGGTAAAAATGCTCCTTTGCCAGGTGCAGAAGATCCTTTTAGAATAGAAATAATTAATAGTCAAGTTGGTTGCTTAAATCATCATTTAGTTTGGCAACAAGATAAATCAGATGTGTATTTTTACTCGAAACATGGTTTATACAATTTAAAATTATCAGATAATTTCGGTACAGTTAGACCAGGTGGACTAAGCTATCCTATACAAAAAGATTTAGACCAAATAGGCACTGGTGGAATGATGAGAGCTAAGATGATTAATAATCCTGCTGAAGGTGTTTTATATTTAGCTACACCTAAATTAGCTACACATAGATACAGAGATAAATTGTGGAAACTTAATTATGCTGTTAACTCACAATCAAATCCTTGGAGTGTATTAGAGAACTTTGGTATTGAAACTAGATTAGATTCGTTAATAACAATTCCACCTAATAATGATGTCTATGTAGCAAATTATGATAAAATATTCAAAGCTAATTCTGGACCTACTTATTTTTTAGATGGTAATGATGAGCCTACTGAAATACAGGCTATTTATGATTTTAGACCAATGGATTTTAACTCTCCTAGAAACAACAAAAAGATTAAAGATTTTCATATAAAGTATAAAAGTGATGTAGACACCACTATACTAATATCACATGCCTGGAGTAGTGGTGAAACAGGATTAACTCAAATATCTTTACCCATGACTCTAAATGAGGAATTTGGTACTTCGGCTTTTGATGATGAGGGAGGGGATTTAGGAGCTTTTACTAGTTCTGCTTCTTTGTCTACTAATGAAGTTGTAGTGCCTGTATCTGGAACATTGGTTGGTAAAAGTCTAAAAGTTAGAGTAATTGAAAGCGGTAATACAGCTACAGATTTAGAGATATTTGAAATAAATATAAGTTTTGATGTAATGGGACAAGGAGTTTAATGTGATTAGAAAAGTAGAACAAAAAGATTGGGGTTTAATAGCTGACTTAATCAATAAAAATAGACATTTTTTAGAATTGTTAGAGGTAGAAAATTCTCATAGATGGCTTGTAGAGATACTACAGAATAGATTTGCTTATATAGTTGAAGATAAAACTTTAGTAGTAACCAGAGATATAGCTCAGCATATTAACCTTATAGATAATGGTAGTCCACAGAAGTCAATACTGAAAGTTATATATTATAGTATACCATATGATGAAAAAGCAGTGGTAGAATATGTATCAGAATTACAGAGCCAATTTCAAATGGAAATTGAGTCTTCTGCAATAAAAGAAGGTTTCAATACAAATGGCCAAACCGAAAAAGGAAGAAAAACAGCCAATATCCCCACTTCCTCCTCCACCTAATTTTTTTACAAAAAATGTAGCACCTTCTAGTTATATAGATATTTCTAAAGTACGTGAGATGTTGAATACTCAAACACCACCTACTACACAAACTACTACAATTAATAAACCACCTGTTTCAAGTACTCTTCCTATACAAGGTAGTCAGGATTTACAGAATACGGCTAATGTAGCATTAGGTGCAGAAAGATTAGGTTTATCACAAACTCCACAACAAGTAGCTGCTCAAGCTGGGAATTTATCCCCTCAAATGGCTGCTGGATTACAAAATTTTCTTAAACCCCCAACTACTCAGGCGGCCCCAATTGGATCTATGCAAAACCCTATCACAGTTTCTATGGGCGGAACTTTACCACCTGGTACTAATTTAAATGCAGCAGTTAGAGTAGATTCTGGAGGTGGTAATACTAGTATTATATCAGCTGGAGAATACATGAGAGATGTGTTTGGATATAGAGGTTCAGTTAATACACTTAGTCAAATTAATGAACCTGCAGATCAAAACTTTACTAATGCGGCTCAGCCTGGAGGATCTGGTGCTACTCCTGGATTAGATAAAACATTTATGGGGCAAGTAACTTCTATTCCACCTGATGTTCCAGGAGCTATTGGAGGAGCAGGAGATATAGGTAATATTTTACCACCAGCTTTTCAGCCTGGTGCAGGTGTAAGTATAGATGGTGAAAAATTTGGTTTTACTGGACAACCAACTCCAAAAGTAAGAGGTGAGGTAGGTGGATTTTCTCAAGCAGAACTTAATGTAGAAAGAGCTTTAAAAGGATTTGATTTTAGTAAATTTGGATTAGAGGGTGATATTGAAGATATACTTACAAGAGGCAAAAAGAAACAGAAAGAGGAATTTGGTAAAATAAAAGGAAAAAAAGTAGAGGATTTAGGATCTTTACAATTAGAACTAAATGCTTTTTTAAAGGATAAAGGATTTCAAGCAGTTGTTAAAGGCAAAGGAAAAGATGCAAGAATTAGTTTTTCTCCAATAGCTACCCCTCTTCAAGGCGTTGCCGGTGGACCTGGTGGTATAGTTCCTCCTGGTACAATCCCTCCTGGAGCAGGAACTGGTGCTCCTGGACAACAACCTGATGAACCTGGTACAACTACTCCACCTACTAGTGTTGGAACTGAACCTCCAATAGATACTGGTCCAGCATTACTAGGTGATCCTGCCACAGCTGTCGGCATGAGTATGGGAGCTGTACAAGAAAAAGCTCAATTTGTTCAAAATATATTAAATACTTTAGGGAAACCTTTAATGGAAGCTCAATTAGAGCAATTTCAAACATTTACAAAAGCTCAGAATGAATTACGTTCTTCTATAGCAGGTTTTAGACAAGAAAGTCCAGAAGCTGTTGCAAAAAGAGAAGCTGCAGTACAAGGATTTTTAGATAGGGGTTATAGAGAATTAAATAGGCAACTAGGATCTAATTTACGATCTAGGATGAACGAACTTAGAAGTTCTGGTTTTGCTTCTAGTAATCTAGCTGCACATGTTTTAGAAGAAACTGCTCTTAGAACGGTGCAACAAGGAACTGATGATTTATTAGATAGGGCGGACCAATATGATTTACAAGTAAGAGAACAACAATCACAACAACGTTCAAGAGAGTTAGCAGGATTAACTGGTATTCAAGGACCATCTTTCCCTACCAATATCCCAGAAGTACAATTCCCACCTTTAGGGGCTTTTGCACCTCCTACAACATTTAGAGATAAATTAGAAGCTCTAAAATTTGCATATATTCTAGCTACAGATGTGCCTGGAAGGACTAGAGAAGAGAAAGCTAAGTTAATTGAAATGATTATGAGTAATACTACACAAGTTATGGATTCAAGTGGAGCAGGGGTAATAGGTGCTCTTGGTGGATTTTTAGGAGGCGTTGCTGGTGGTATGTTTGGTGGTCCTGCAGGAGCTGTAGCAGGATCAGCAGCAGGTAGTTCTATAGGGAGTTAGATAATGTTCATCTTTCAAATAAATAGCGGTTTTGGTGGCTTCGGCAGTAGTGGAGGTTTTCAAGCTTTAGGACGCGGTTTAGTGGTAAGACCTAATCCATTACAACAGGCAGTAGAAGGTGCTATTACAGGATTTTCTGCAGGGTCAAAATTTGCAAGAACATTTAGACAAAATAGATTAGATAAAGAATTAGAAGCAAAACAAAGAGAGTTTTTAGAAACTCAAAATCCTTTATTCAGTTTAGTTAAAGATCCAGATGAAGGCATTAAAATGTTAATTGAAGAAAAGAAACATCTAGCAGACCTATCTTCTAAATATGGTCATGATGAGAGACTTGAAGAATTAAAATCAAATAATGAAAGAAAACTTAAGGAGATGGAATTAAATGCTAAAGGTATCCAAACTAAACAACAGCAAGAATTTGATCTTCACGCAAGTTTAGCATTAAATGCAGCTAAAACTAATTCAGAATTAAAAATACAAGCAGCCAAATTACAAGGTGATACAAGGCTTAGTTCTCAAGAGCACAATCAAAAATTAATACAAATGGAAGAAACTATCATGAAAAATGAAGCTTTGTTTATGGGATTTGATGCTGCTTTAGATCAAGAAGCAAAGAAAAGAAATATAAGTCCTGCTTTAGTTGAATCAGTTAAACGTTCAATAAGAAAAGGCGAATTAACTAAAACTGATAGAGATGCTTTAAATTTAATTACAGGTTCTAGTGGTGCAGGTTCAAGTTCTAATGCTCAAGCAATTATAGATGCTTTAGATGAAGGGGATGAAGAAGAGATTTTTACACCTGGTCCAGCTGAATCAAATTTTACACCTACTACAAAGCCACAAGGGGGATTTTCAAGATTATTAGGATTTGATTAGCCATGAGCGATATTAAAAAACTAATTGGTGATTTCAAAGATGAGTATGAAAGTTTAGGCTTCTTAAAAAGAAGTCAAGATGATCAAATTAATCGAGTTAATGATTTCTTTGAAGAAAGTGTTAAGCCTTTATTAGCTAGACCTGGTGCAGATAAAGATCAAGTTAATTCAGATATAGATTCTGTTCGTGCTGCTTTTAATAAAAAGTTTTCACCAAGAAAAGAATCAATGAGTGATGCTGCTTATAGAATGGCTCGTGTTGCAACTGGTTCTGCAGCCGAAGCTGCTTTAGCATTACCTGAAGCTGCTATTGATATTGGTGCTGCAGCAATTACCGGTAAACCACAGAAACGAGAATCATTTGGTGGAAGGATTAAAGGTGCTTTAGCGACTCCAGAAGAAGTTGAAGCAGAACCTGGTGCTGCAGTTGCCGGTTCATTAGCAGGTACTTTACTTACTCCTATACCAGGAGCAGGTGGTATTAAAACTATTTTACAAGGTAGAGCCGCTGCTGAAATTGTAGGTAAAAAAGGATTAGATAAACTTAGAAGTCAGATAGTTAATATAGTAGATCCTACTAGAACATTACCAAAGAGTATTGGTAAAAAAGAAGCATTTGGCAGATTAGCTGGACAAGCCTCTACATTTGTAGGCGCTACAGAATCAGCAGAACAATTAAGAAAGGGTGAGGATTTAGATGTAGATAAATTAGCTAAGGATATGTTTATTGGTGGTATAGCCGGTGGAACATTATTCTTAGGTGCAAAATCTATTGCAGGTTTAATGAGAGCAAGAAAAGATATTTCTCAAGCATCTAGAAGAAAGACTGGGGTTACAGAAAAAATAGATACAGAGCAAGAGGCATTAGAGGATGCAACTGTAAGTGAATTAGACGAATGGGCTGGAAAAGAAGAATTATCTAAAGTTGATTGGGGTGATAATGTTATAGATATCAAACCTCATTTAAAAGATATAACAGATGAATTAGGTATTTCATATAAAGATGATTTTGATCAGGTATTTGAAAGTATTGGGAGAACTGGAAATGTAACAAGATTAGTACCTCCCACAATATCTGGTGGTAGTTCTAATACTCTAGTACAGAATGTTATTGATAATCTATCAGCAGGTAAAATAACAAATCAACAATCTACTAAACAATTAAGAGAACTTTTTGAAAAAGGTAGATTAACAGAGGAGCAATTTATTAAAGCTAAAGAAGACTTACCTATTCCTTTTAAACCTAAAATCATGAATAAATTGGAGACTGATAAACTTGCAGATGATTTTAATATGAAAGCTGATTTGGAATCTAAACCTGGTTTAGAACCAGAAGTAGAGTCATTAAAGCCTTCTTTAAGTCCATCTAAAACAGGTTCACATAGAGCAGTAGGTATTAAAGAATTCTTTAAAGATGAAGGTGGTTTCTTAGATACAGAAGCTTTATTTAGCAAGGAATTAATTAACAACAATTTGAAAAGCTGGGGCGGTTATCTTCAAAAACAATTTGCTAGATTAGAAAGTACTTTTATAAGGCCTTTTACAGTTTTAGATAGGGTTGGCTTTAGTAGAACTGCTAATTCTGTTAAAAATGCTATTATCGAAGGTAATAGATTTGTAGCTGAAATAGAAGCTCCTATATTAAAAGCTTTGGAAAAAAGAGGATTAATGGCTTCTGATATGAGTAAGATTGCTGAGATTGCTGACAATGTTCCTATAGAAGATATATTAAAAGGTCAATCTACTAATCCTATTTGGATAAAACACTCTACTGATAAAGAACTATTGGCTAAAACCAGACTGGTTGCTAGATACTTTAGAGAAGGTGCTAGAAGAGCTGGTTTAAAAGAAGATGATTTATTAACAGCTTACTTTCCACATATTGCTGAGAAAGACCCTGATGGTTGGAAAATAATACAACAACAATTTAGATTATCAGATCCATTTTTTAAACACGAAAGAAGCCCTGGTTCTGAATTAATGAGTACTGATGTTTTGACCGCAATTAAAGCATATTCAGCAGGGGTAAAGAGAGCAATACTTAAAAATTCAGAAAAGGATATTGATGCTGCAATAGGTATAGCTAATAACACTAATAATTTTAGAGCAAGAACAGCTTTAAATAACTTAAAACAAGCTATGACTAGAGTTAATGGATTAGGAATGTTTGATTCTGTAAGAAGGAATTTTGTTGAGAATTCTTTAAAATTTAATTTTAGTTCATCTTTGTTAAATGCTACACAACCATTACAAACTCTTTTACCTGAAGTTGGTTATGGTACTTTAATAGATTCATACTCTTTAGTAAAAAATCCAGCAATTAGAAAAATGATTTCTCAACTAAATATAGATGATCAATTGTTTTCAGCCTATGAAATATTTAATGATATTGGAGGCATAGCAGGAAACGCCACAAAAAGAATATCTAGTTTAGCTCAAAATGATGCTAGTGTTAGATTTATAAAGAATTTTGATTTATTTAGTAATGTAGAAGCAAGCAATCAAACAATAGCTGCTATTTCAGGTATGATTAAAAAAGTTGGCGGTTCAAAGAATTTAATGCAGATTCTTAATTCTAAAATGACTAGAGCAGATGAAAATGATTTATTAATGGCAGCTCAAGAGATGATTGAGAAGACTCAATTCTCAGGGGCTTTTAGACAAGTTAACAGAGCAGGTTTTGAAAACAACCAATTCAGTTCTACATTTTTAACATTTTTAAATTACCCTATAAGAGAAGCCGGACTACTTGGTACATGGGCTTTAGAAATAGGTTCAAGAGATCCTATGATGAAAGCTCAAGCTATAATGAAATTTTCCAATTACTTAGGAGTTAAAACATTGTTAGCAGGACAAGCAGGAGCCTCTGTAATGATACCATCAGGACTAGCTTGGGTTATAAGAGAGAATGCCCCATCTTTTTATAATCAAGTATCTGACAAATTTGAATTTCTAGATGAATTTAATCTTCCTGCTAAATTAGGTTTAGATTTATCTGAATCAGTAGGTTTATTGGATCCAACACAAATGGCTGAATTTACATTATCTAAAGCACCAGTCGCTGCTGCATTTGGTGGAGCTATTAAAGGTATTAGTGACTTGATAGGAATAGGTGCAGAAGTTTTAGGAGGAAAACCTGCTAAAGAAGTACCATTAACAAAAGAAGAAAAATTATTAACTCCTGAAAAGAAACAAAAGATATTTGAAGAAGAAAGATTTAAAACAACTACTAAATCAGTCGGTAAAATAGCTAGATTATTACCAGGCTTACCTGCAAAACAATTAGGAGATAAAGCTGTACAAATAGGAACTGGTCAAATATTTGAAACTATTCAAAGTATTCAAAATTCCCAATCTGGTAGGAAAACATTATTAAGCCAACCATTACCAACAACTGCTATAGAAGAAGCTAAAAGACAATTTGCCCCTTTACCAGAAGATGTTGCTAGAATTCAAAAACCTGGATTAACTAAAGAAGCTAGTCAAATGTTTAGTAAAGGTTTTATTCCTAGTAAAGAAACAGTAAAAAAATTAGGTCTATCTAGTGGATCTTCAAGAGAAGAAGTATTAGATAGAATAAGAGAAAATGTACAACCGGATCTTTTAGATTCCGTAGCTTTAGGGGCTAGAGATGTTAAATATAGAAAACAAGGTAAGGAAGCACTTAAAGTACTTAGAAAATACCTTTCAGATGAAGATATAGAGAAAGCTTTAAAGAGTAGAATAGAACCTAAAGGACCTGGAGAAAAGGCTCAATCTAATAGAGAAGAAAGAGTTAATAGAATAGAGAGAGGCTTCAATAGATAACTATGGCATTTACTGTAACAACATTAGATTCTTCCCAATTAGTGACCTTTCACAACTCACCAAATTCTAGGGCTCGTGAGACAATAGATGCACGTCTACTTAATTCAAACTTCGCTTCTTATCTAACAACTTTAAATACATTAATTACAGAAACTATTACTGAAGATTCTAATAACATGAAGTTGACTGGAAATCAAACTGCATCTGGGATTAAAACATTTTCTGATGGTATAAGTGCAGGAATTGTAGATGAATTCCTAGTTATAAACTCAGATTTAACTACAGCAGAAGTTGATTCTGGTATTCGTGTAAATAGAGGTTCAACTAGTGTAACTGATGCTGAAATTAGATGGGTAGTTGCAGATGATTTGTTTAAGTTCACAATAGACTCAGGAACTACTCTAAGTAAGATACAGCACTTAGCTGGTGTTTCTGGTAATGATGGTGCAGTCTGGTCTCAAGTTGTAAAAAATACAGGTAATGAAACAGTTGCTGGTATTAAGACATTTTCAAGCTTTCCTTTACTAACAGGCGGTACACCTTCTACAGATACAATGGCAGCCCATAAGAAGTATGTAGATGATACTACAGCAGCTATCGTAGCCGGTGCTATATTTCAACAAGCATTTGCGCCAGCTCAAGCCAATAACAGATTATGGATAGACACAACTACTGCAGCTTCTCCTATATTTTATAGATCAGACGGTATAACCTTTTATGAAATAACACCTAGAACATGGCAATCAGGATTAATTTTAAATTTTGGTACAAACAGACTTAGAAATATAGGTACTCCTGTACTAGGTACTGATGCAGCTACAAAAGATTATGCTGATGCGGCATCAGTATTTGTAGATTACGGTGATGGTTCAGACGGTGATGTAGATATTACTTCAGGAGCGTTTACTTCAGGGCCAATTACAAGTAATGCTTTAACTAGAGATGCTTTTTTTGATGATCTAACCCTATCTGGTGGTAACTTAAATCCAGCTGGATTTAGATTATTCATTAAAGGAATTTGTACTATCAATCCAACTTTTAAAATATTTTCAAATGGTGCAAATGGTACAAATGGCGGTAATGGTGGTAATGGAGCTGCTGGAGTAGGTGGAGCTGCTGGAACTGCTGGTACTGCTGGAGCTGCTGTGGCTGCTGGTTATTTCCCTGCTTCTACCGCAGGTCAAAATGGTGGTACTGGTGGATTAGGTGTAGTAAATGCTGTTGGCAATACTGGTGGTAATGGGGTAGCTGGAACAAACGTTTCAAATGCTTTGGGAACTAACGGTTCTGCTGGTGGTGCTGGTGGTGATGGTGGTGACTCTACAGTAAATGCAGGAGGATCTGCTGGTACTTTAGGTGCTGGAGGTACTGCTACAGCTTTAGCAGCTGCTGCTGGGGGAGTTAGAAATTCTACTAATGCAATTTTATGGAGAGTCTTTAACAGTACTACAACAATAGTACCAAATATAGCAGCAGGTGCTGGTTCTGGTGGTGGTGGAGGCAGTGGTGGTTCTACTGATACTGGTAATGGTTCTGGTGGTGGTGGTGGCGGTGGAGGTTCAGGTTCTACTGGGGGATTCATTTTAGTAACCGCAAAAACTTTAATCAATAATGGTACTATAGAAGCAATAGGTGGTAATGGTGGTAATGGTGGTAATGGTGGTGATGATTTAGTTGGTGCAGCTACAGCAGGAGGTGGTGGTGCAGGCGGTGGTGCAGGTGCAGATGGTGGTGCAGTAATTACAATAGCTAACTCTAGATCAGGAAGTGGTACAATATCAGTTACAGGCGGTACAGGTGGTACAAAGGGCATTGGAAACAATGGAGAAGGAACAGGTGCTGGTGATGGTACAGATGGTGCTGCTGGTACTAGCGGTATAACAATAATAATTTAAGGAGAAGGTAAGGGATGGTAATGCTAAATATAAAAATAGGAGAAAACAAATGACAATGAAAGTAACACCTGCAGTACCTGCTTTAAAAGATGCAGGACAAAAAACTATAACTACAGCTGGAACTTCTGTATTACTATCATCAGATACAATAGCTGATGAGGTAACAATAAAGGCTTTAAGTACAAATACTAACAGTGTTTGGGTAAAACCTAATGGAGTCACTGGAGCTAATTATTCAGCCAATGGATTTGAGTTAAGACCTGGTGAAGTAGTAACTATTGAGGTCAGACAGAACCTAAATGAAATTGCACTAGACACTAGTACTGATGGAAACAAAGTATGTTTTGTTTATGTAGCACATGAAGGAAGATAAGGAGATAACATGTTTATATATATGGTAGGAGCTGGTGGTGGTGGAAGTAAAATTGATATAGGTAGTACTCCTGTTGATTCCTCAGCCCAAGAAATACAAGGTACTGCAGGAGACGGTTTGGCAGCAATTGGCAATCCAGTTCAAATTGGTGGTAAAGATGATGGTGGTTTGATTCAAACACTATCTATGGACGCTTCTGGTCTTGCCAGAACAGCTCTTGTCAGAGCAGAGCAAGGAGCTAATGCCAATTCAACTCCATTAGGAATTGCTGGTGTGCATTCAGTGGACTTAGATGTAACAAACCAAGCCTCTGTTTCAGTGTTTGTTTTTGCTGACCAAGCCTCAGCAACAGATGGTTTAGAGATTCAATTCTCAAATGACTTTTCAAACTACCACACAGTACATAGGTATTCAGTAAGTGCAAGTATTCCTTTTGGAATAACTGTACCTGTAGTTGCAAGAGCTTGTAGGGTTAAATACACCAATGGTGGTGTTGCACAAACAATATTTAGATTTAATGCTTCACAATTTCCCATACCTTCTGCGAACAATGGAGCAGAAGCAAATACCGGCTCAACTACCCCAAGAAATGCAGTGCAGATAGGCGGTTCTGATGGTACTCTTTTACGAGCAATATCCACTAATTCTTCTGGGCATGTAACAGTAACTAACAGTAATCAAAGTTTTCATGTCCAGCTTACTACTGACCAATTGTTCGACAGAGCTAGTAGTTCTTCTTTAACAGTTAAGTACACATTTCAAAACGTTGCTGCAGCAAGTACAGATGCAAATATAGTTACTGCCGTAGCTAGTAAAAGAATAAGAGTTCTTTCTGTAAGACTGTCCAGTAGTACAGTTGCCACTAATATTACTTTCAATACAAAACCTGGGGGAGCTGGTACAGCTATCTCAGAAACTTTCCAACTCGGAGTTAATGCTACTGAAAGTTATGATTTAAACCAACATGGGCATTTTCAAACTTCGGTAGGGGAGGGATTAACAGTCACTACTGGAGCAGGTTCTACAACAGGCGTTGGAATAACCTACATTGAAGTAAGTTAACGGATGGTAGTAAATATTTATGGCAGAATACAGCACAACACCATACGCACCTCAAAAAACATCTGGCGGTAGGCATACTACATCTACTGTAAATAAAGCTAAAGCTATCTCTACGCAGGGTGTAGCTAAAGGTCAATTACTAGGTAGGCAAGAACTTATGATTAAAACTAGTAAGAATAACACAAGTTCTATGTTTTTATCAAGAATAGATTACTCCGCAGTTGATGAAAACATTTCAACATTTGGTTTTGAATTGACCCCAGGGGAAGCATGTATTTTAGAAACTAAAGAACAAGTTGATGAGATATTAATACAAGGTGGTACAGTCGGAGACTATTTAACATGGACTGGTCAATTATGGGCAACCTAACATGAAAATATCTAGTATAGGCTCTACAACTGGTTTATCCACAGAATCTACATTACAAGAAATCAGAGATAACCAAACTGATGGGGACCAGATAGTAAGCACTAAAACACCATTAACTGCAAGTCCACCTACTACTGCTACTGCAACTACAACATCTGCACTAATAATAGCTTCCAATAGTAGTAGAAGAGGTTTAGTTATTATAAACACATCAGCTAGTAGGAGTACTTCATTTGGAATAGGTGCAACTGCTGTTTCTGGTCGTGGGATTACATTAACTCCAGGTGGAGTATGGGTATTAGATGAATATACTTTTAACACTTCTGCTATCAATGCAATTACTAATGCTGGTACGGCAATACTTAGTATTCAGGAGTTCACATAATGGGAATATCTAATACACATCCAGATGCAGCTACAGAGACAACGCTTGCAGCAAAAGCAAGTGAAGTTACATTAGCAGCTTTAAACACCAAAGTAATCACAGTTGATACAGGAAATACAGTTATAGGTTCTTCTGCTTTGCCAGTAGGTGCGTCTACAGCATCAAACCAAGATACCGGTAACACAAGTTTGGCTTCTATTGATAGCAAAGATTTTGCTACTCAAGTAACATTAGCAAGTATTAAAATTAAAACAGACCTTCTTACTTTTCTTACTGACAGATTGAAAGTTGATACAGCATTAACAAGCGTTTCTTTAGGAGCAACGGTAAATGAATGTAATATTTTCTTCGCTGACCTTTTCACAATCACAACTAAAAATGAAACCACAATAAGAACTTACACTGTACCAACCGGAAAAACTTTCCGTCTGGTTGTATTCAGGGCAAGCGTGGACCATCCTTTAGCTATAGACATCAACTTAAAACTAGATGGTGTAACTAAAATAAGGTTTTATCTTGATCCTGGTTGGGGAGCCACTAAAGATGAGTTTATTAGTTCTCCTATTGTATTTGCTACAGCAGGGCAAGTAGTTACAATTACAGAAGACCCAAGTACAGCAAGGGGTGAGGTCAACACTATTTTTGCAGGGATAGAATTATAATATGCCAGGGAAAACAAGATCAACTTTATTTAATTTAGTGAATCAGGGTTTAGCAGTAATGACTACTGAACAATGGATTGATTTAGGTTTAATTCCAAATGGAACTCAAATTATGTTTGGTTATGGAGATTACACACCAGACGGGAAAACAATTACTTTTGATTTAAGAAGTAACCTCGCTACTAAATCAGCAGGAACAATAGCAGAAACAACTTTACATGGTAGAGCAACAGTAAGAGATTTACAAATCGCAGAAAAGGATTATTATAGAGATGGGCGACTAACTACTGTAACAGTTCAAAGCACAGGAGTTGAACATTACTGGTTGAGATTAACCAGCAAATCCTCTAACAGTTCGGATGCTTACTGGTGGATTTACTACACAACATTATAATTCTATGGCAACACTATATAAACATATTCTTAGAAAAAATCCAGTCGGCATGATAGGACTTAGTGCAGCAGAAATTACAGTTCATCAAGACGCTAAAACAGATTATGAAACGACTTATAAAGCCCAGTCTGTACTTGTTTCAGGAGTAACACTAGCCGATACAGCCTTCGAGCAGGACAAGACTTATACTCAATTTAAGAAGCTTATCGTTGCCCCTATCCTATGGAGTGATGTTAAATATATGGATGGAACAGAGACATATATTTTATATCTTTTGGTGGCATAATGACAAGATATGAATACAAGGTAGTACAAATATTGGCTAGTCAAACAGCAGCACAAAGACAAGCCTCATTAAACAATCAAGGAGCAAGTGGTTGGGAACTTATTAATGTTGTTGTTGAAGGGGTAACCATTTTTGTTTACATGAAAAGGAAAATATCAGAATGACACCACAAGACGGATTTATAGCAATGTTAGAAGGTAGACTTCAGAGAATGGAAACTGATATTACTGAAATTAAATTAGACGTTAAGGCCTTAACCAAATGGAGAATACAAGTTACCACCATTGCAATAGTTGCATCTACTGCCATTTCAGCCATTTTTAAATTTATATTTCCTTAACCTAAAACTGATGTAAATGTCAGGTATAATATAAGTAGGAGGGTATATGGTAACATTCACAGAAGAAGATGAATTTAGATTAAAGGAAAAATTAGTAACTTTATTCAACAATGTAAATATTCCAGTTGGGGAATCTCAAAAACTTAATATATTATTAGCATTAAAAGCTGTAAATACTCTAGAAAAGTTAACTGAGGCCTTACAATTGAGAGTTAGGTGATAACTTACAAATGACTTTACAATCTAGGAATTTTACACTACCTGAATTGTACAGATATTACGCAGAAACTGTACCAACTGATAAGCAACCTTATGCCTATTTCTTAATGGGTATTGCACAGACATTAAGAGCCATGGTTTTAAATTCTTTAAAGAAAGAAGTAATGTTCAAAATTGGAAGCGGTTATAGAGATCAAGATCATAATAAACAAGTAGGGGGAACTGATCAAAGTTTACATATATGGAGGAATGTAGACGGTTATTTTCACTGTGCTTTTGACATGACTCCATTAAATGCTAATATTGAAGATGTATTTGATGCACTAAAGCCAATACATAACACTCTCGGTGAAGTGTATTTAAATAGGGATTCTGGATGTATCCATATAGCTGTTCAAGGAAAGAAAATAGAGCCAGGTTTCATTATACAAGATGAGAAAGTTAGGCCTATAGAAAAGAAAGAGGAGAAAAAGAATGTTTAATTTTGTAAAAGAGTTGCTAGATAAACTACCATTTAATGGTAAGAAAACTTCAATAGGACTAGTTTTAGGATCTTTACTTCAAATAGTGCCTAACATAGTACCATTTCTACCACCTCAATATGCTGCAATTGGTGCGGCATCTATCGTGTTGCTAGGTGCAATCCACAAATTGCTTAAAAAATAATGAGTAAAACAAATAAAAATACTTCTCTCAAGACTAAAAGACTTGGGAAGTATGAACTTTGTACTAGGCTTTTAAATGGCTTAGATGGTTATATGGAATCTATAGATATAACTAAAAAACATCTGAAGAAGATGTCTCTTAGCATGGCCTTAACTGTTATGTCAGAGATATATGAACAATATTATCGTGCACCTTTAACTGGTACTCTTTTCCTTATTGTCAGGGATAGACTCATTAGCCTTGGATGTAAGAGCTAATTCTTTCTTACTTTTTTTAAAACCCTTTACAATTTTTTCACTCTTTGGCTTTTTAGCATCAGCTTCTGCTTTGGCTTTAGCTTCTTTATATTCATCTATAAGTAGAAACTTCTCTAATTCCTTAATCTTCCCTTCACTTAATAATATCCTGACTTGAGTGAACTCTTTTTGGTATTGGTTCACCGTCTCAATAGCTTTTTGAGCTGTTCCACATATACCATCTACCAGTGAATTTATTGTAACTCTGTAATTTTCTAATGTCATATCAACACCCTTTCTACCTTTCTTTTTCCTTTTATTCTTTTATACCAGATAAGACTTTCCTTGATACCGAGTAACAATAAGGCATTACGAATTTTTCTAGTCTTCTCATTACACTCAACAACTGGTCTTTCCCTGCCTGATTTAACTTGGATTCCGACAATTCTGAGCCTACTAAGGTTGATAGCAAGAAGATCGTAAAGGCTGTGGCTTCCTGCTGATCTAATGACAAAGTAACCATCCTCTTCCCACATTTTCTTTTCTTTATATTCATATGCTCGGCCCCTTTGGTAGTTCTTGTTTGGCATGTTCTAACCTCAATTTTTCTGCTACTTCTTTATGATGATTTATTTTAGCTCTTTGAAACATTAAATCAAACTTTTGTTTCTTTAAATGTTCTGGATGTTCTGAATTAATTTCTAATGCTGTATCTATACTAGCTTCCGATATCATTAATAATCCATCTGCTTCTTCTAAATCCTTTAAATATGTTATTAGTTCTTCAGGTGTCATAGTGTTGGTTTCTTTAAAAAGATTTCTAAAGTTTCCTTTTCTCTTACAAATTCTCTAATATCATTAGCACTATCAGAAACTAAGTGAAAATCTTCTTCAATAATTGCTTTTTGCATAATATCCAAATAGCTCTTTACATTAGCATCTAACTCTGCTACCCTTTCTTTTATTTCTTTTTTCTTCATTTTATATTTACCTCTCGTTTATGTTTTTTAGATATGTAATTACAAAGAAGTATAAATTTTTCTCTGTCTAAAGGACCTTTCATGTAATTAATATCTGCACAACATAATACTACATTACCTTTAATGTACCCTATGGAACTGTCAATTCTATCTAGGCTTATAACAAAATCTGATCGTGGTATAAAGGTCATATTAGCACCTGAATAGAAGCACCTACCATTTTGTTTTTCATACAGTGCTTGTATATATCCCAATTCCAGCTCCCATTTACATTTTAAAGAGTTTCTTTCAGCATTAGCTTTCCATTTAAGGAAACGTCCCTCAAGTGTTGAGATCCATTCTTTATAGTTTGCTTTGTTATTTCTTTTTAGACCACTCATATATAACCTTTGCTGCTAAAAATGTTGAAAATAAACCCGATACATCAACTTCCAATACTTGCCATGTATTTGATTCTTTATTCATATGGAATATTTGCACTTGGTTAATGTCATAAGAAGTACCACCATAGTTTTTTTTAAGCCCTTCTTTATATGCGCTTAATTGAAGATACTGTTCTGGATATACGTCCTTACTAGTTTTCCAGTCAATAAGGACTAACTTGCCATTCTTTTCTGCTATACAATCTGCAGTTCCACCGTAGCCATGTTCTTGATTTTTTATAACAACCTCAGTCGCAATCATTTTGTAACCAATAAATGCAGTTTTAAAGTTGTTTATGATTGTTGTTTGAACTGGTCCAAGTGTAGGCATTTGTCCACCAAGACACGCTTCAATAAGTTCATGTACCCCTGCGCCAAATTTACTGGATTCCTCTTTAATCCTCTCACATTCTGCAGTACCGTATTTACCATACCAGTAGTAGAGTCCTGGCTTGTTAATAATGCCACAGATTGTAGTAACACCAGGAACTACTTTACCTTCGATTAAATATTGGTTCAGTTTCTTTGACATTACTTCTTTCTCCTTTGTAGTAAATCGAGCAGGGCTACTATAGTATTCATTTCTTCTATTACTTCTTTTACCCGAACTGTCAAGGACTTGACTAGTCTTTCCTGACTCAAGTTAGTAACAGCCACTGCTCCTATTACCACATCACTTTTTTTAAGTTCTTTTGCCACTTAGAATTTACCTCTATTAGGTACTTCTGCTTTTATATTAATTCTTTTAACAGTAGGATAACCACTTTTATTCAATCCCACTGTTATAGAAAATATTGCATCCTCTAACATGTTAAATAATCTCTTAGCATCTTCTTCTTCATGTATATCAAAGTCACCTAATATTTCTCTAATCTCTTGCTCTTTCCCAGAAAATTCTAATAATCTTTGTAATTTAGAACCTACCCAAGACTTTGGTTCAAAGTCTAATGGTGGTATATAAGATGAGGTTGTAAAGAATCTTATTCTACCTAATCCTGAATTACTTATATCTTCTGTAGATACAAAGTTAAATGTTAACACTTTTTTATCAGGTTCAAATTTACTGTCACCTACTACTAAATCGGCTATACGGAAATCAGCAGTTACTCCGTTTAATACTTCTGGTGGAGCGGATGGTCCACTTTGTTGAAATGATTTTCTTTGTCTTTTTGGCATATTGTGCCCTCCTATTTATAGTATACCAAGTCTTGGTTAAGGACTAATTATAACTAGAATCTTTAAAATCCTTAACAATATTACCTAATACTCCCCTACCTTTTTTAGTAATGCTAACTTTATATTTCATAACTCTTACAGTCATCTTAGTGTAACCATCAAAGTCTAAACTTACTAATCCTCTGTTAACTAATCTGTGTACTTCTTCACCAGTTGCTCTCTCAATTTCGGCCACTGTGCCTCGAACAACTGTTTCTTTTCGTTTTTTACTTGCCATGTTTCTTCTCCTTCCTTTGTTCTATCTCTAGTAACTATACCCATATTTACAAATTTATCCATAATATGAGCAAGTTCTCTACTAAATTCTATAAATCTGTTATCTTCAGAATCCACCTCTAGTTACCTCATCTCTTATGTGTATCTCTTCTTTAAATTCAAAATCATCTGGATCTGACACTACTGTTAAACTTAGATTAAGAAAACTATCAGCATCTTGATCTCTAGTTTGTGTTACTATAACACTCTTTATACCTGTTCTTTTTACTTCTATTACACTATCCACACCTGCTTCCAAATCACTACTACCTCTCATACTTTGCTTCATTCCAGGTACAGGTTTGTTATAATGATGTATTAATACTATACTTATACCAGCTTCTTTCAATACCTTAAGACAGTTTAGGAATCTGTTAATCTCTTTAGAATCATTCTCATTACCATCAAATACTCTTCTTAGTGAGTCTAAAGTCACCAATTTGATATTATTTGAAAGGCAAAAGTCACGTATCTGGATTATTGTACTGTTATTTATATATAAATGTGGGTTAGTTTCAACGAATATATTATGGTAATCCAATACTCCTAGCAAAGAAAGCCTTCTCCTGATTCGTCTAAGTCCATTCTCCTTGTCTATTATAAGGACCCCTCCATGCTTAGTAGTATATTTATTTAAGAAATCTGATGTTTCATCAGCTACACACTTAGCTATATTAAACAATAACCATGTCTTAAAAGATCCAGGTGTACCTGCTATTATTGTTATACCTTCTTGGGTTACTAGCTTGTCAACCATGTAACCAGGGTTAGGTATCTTCATGTCAAATATTACATCAATCGGTGTAGGTTTAAACAACATATCTTCTTTAGGTTTTTCTTCCCTACTAGCTTCTTCTCTATGTGCTATGGAATCAAAGATATTACCAAGTTCATCTAAATCCAAAGGCGGTTTATTATAAGTATTATTGTAAGCTAGTATAGTATTCCAAGCATATGTGTCCCAATCCTTTTCAGGTGTTTGTTGTAACAACTTGCCAACATATCTAGTAGTAGTTTGGTTCCTTGAGCCTTCAATAGTCTGCTCTACTGTAACAGTTGTAAATGATTCCTTGACTACTTGAAAAGTAAATTCTTTAAATTCTGGTCGTTCATGTATTAAGCCACTACCCATAACTCTGTAATATCCCTTACCATTGACTGTAGAAGGAGGGGCTACAACATAACCACCTTCAGATCTTAAATCTATCTTATGGCCATTTATCCCAACTGCATTATTAACACCTTCTTTATATTGGAAATAGTCATGAACACCACGAGGTGTTACTACTTGAACATTAGATTGGTTTTCTAATGGTAAATTCTTTTCATCTCTATCAACAACTATTAAATTAGATATTTTGCCTGTAACTATGCCAATATTATTATCAACTCCATTGCCAAACCATTTATTAATCTCTTCAAATGTTGCGTGTCTTTTAGTATAATCTCTCCATATAACAGCAGGTACTTTACTGTTTGGTTTTAAGGGTATGACACTAAGCCCAGCTTGTATATAGGCTTTAGCGGCTTCTAGTTTGCCCATTAAACCCCCTCTTCCATACATACTTATTCAAAACATCTTCTAGTAATTGTAATGATTCTCTTCGTAGTATCTTCATACGCTCACCTAAATCATTATCATTATTACAATGCTCTATGAACAAATACCTTTGTGCTTTACTTAACGCTTGTCTAACTTCTTCAGGAAGTTCAACGCTTTTTTGTGTTCTTTTACCCATTTATTATAATTTCTCCCAAGTCTTGCAACTGCTGCCCTGATAAATAATAATCTTCGTTTATCAAGATTATCCTGCAAATCAGCGACTTTGACCCTGGCGGCCAATCTATTGCGTTGTACTCGTCTGATGTAGGAGGTGTATGGTGTGTCCGCCTTGTTGTAATCGAACGCAAGTATAGATATTGCTTTAAAAATATGCTTTGGTAATCCAGCTTTTCTAACTTTCTTAATACCATCTTTAACATCCTCCACATCATGTAATATTGCGACTGTCATAGCTTCTATATCTGGTGCTACTCTCTGCATAACCCTCAAGGGGTGAAGAAAGTAAGGCTCATGAGCCATGTCTAATTGACCTTTGTGAAGCTGGATAGATAATCTAATAGCCTTCTCAAGTATCTTATATTTCTTCTCGTCTTTGTTTCTCATGCCTTACAAGTATAGTATACCTACACAAGGTTAAGAAAACTATAACTAGGTAGATTCTATTAATTTTTTAATAATTTCTTCTAAATGGTAAGGTGTTAAACTATTACCATCACATCCTACATCCATCTTATTACCTTCTATTAAATCAGTAGTCTTATGGCTATGACCATGTAAAATAAATTCATTGGGGTAATGAGGGCTGATATGACCATCAGGTTTATGTATCATGATGATATGTCTATCACAATGATCCCCTGGCATTAATACATTCTTCTTAGTAGGAAAATTAAACATCTTAAGTATGTCAGGGTTTTTATTTATCTTCCAATCGTGGTTTCCAATTATAAGTCTAACGTCCTTACATTTAATCCTTCTCCTAGCATTTATAATATTTGAATTATTACCAAATGCAAAGTCTCCTAAGTGGTATAGTGTGTCATCTTCCTTAACTAATTGGTTTATATTATTAAACAAAGTTTCATCCATCTCTAGAAAACTAGGGAAGTCCCTTGCCCTATCATAGCTATCACCAGTCCATACAGTGCTACCTTTGCATATATTCTTATGTCCGAAATGTGTATCACTAGTTACAAATACCGCCACTATTAAACCTCTGATTCTATATACTTATGGCCAGGTTCTATACTTATATTAATTGTTTCTTTATCAAACTTAGAACCGCTAATTCCGAAGTATTCTACAATAGCCCAAAGTAAATCCCTTGTAGCTTCTACATCATCATTCTGTTCTATGTCTTCTCTTTCTTTTATTACAAAAGATACTTTTCCACCTTCTTCCACAGTGTTTCTATTGTAACAGTAGTAACCATTATCAACTTTTTCTATTATCAATTCAAATGTCATTTACCATCTCCTTAATCCCAAAAATATATACCAACTTTCGGGCTATTCTCATGACCTGGGAAATTTGGATATGCATAATCTCCTGGCGTTGAAACTCCGGTAATTTCCCCACAGACTTCACATATACCTTCACTAACAGTGTTTGCCATAGGCCCAATTTTTATATGATTTTGCTTCATGGCTTTTATACCACATTTACAACACACCTTATTAGGATATTTCTTCAATAATTTTTTATCTTGTTTTTTCATTTAAAGAATAATACCCCAATTAAGATTCCTAATAATACATATAATGCTCTACCTATAATTTCTTTACTCATGCTATGTCTCAACTTTCAGATTAGTTACATAATCTTTTTCGTTCATGTTAAATGTCCAAGCTGCGGCTTCTTTAACTGTCTTCATATTTGGAGGTACTCGTATGAAACCTATTTCTTCTTTAGATGGATCGAAGAATTGTAATAAAATAACATCACCTAATTGATACAGTTTTTCTTTTTTATCTTCATGAAGGATTGTCATATCTGCTTCTTTAACAAATCTGTCATAGCCAAACTTTCTAAGAAGCCTAGATTTAGTTTCCTGATTTTTCT